CCCACGCGCGTTTGAAAAGGCTTTTAGGACACTTTGAATTAGGCGGAATCAATGCCACGAGGCGGACGACGTCCAGGCGCAGGCCGCAAGCCTAAGCCACGCAACGAGTTAGATAAGCAGGCGTTGGAGTATCAGACGCGGGTGTTGAGCCACGTTCCGGCGCCTCCCACGACGAACGGACCATCGCCGATCGAGGAGTTTGACGCACCTGACAGCCTGACGATGGACGAGCGGAAGGTGTGGCTGAAGCAGGCGCCGTTCGCCTTTGCACACCGGACGCTGGTCCCGGCGACGGCGCTCGCGTTCGAACGGTATTGCCAGGTGGTCGTGCTCGAGCGGAAGGAGTCCGAGAGTTCAGCCCGGGGGGGTTCGAACCACCGTGGGCTGCTGAAGCAAATCAACGCATACGAGCTCCAGTTCCTGCTGTCGCCGAATGGGAGGCCGATGCCCGTCAGTGAGAAGCCGGCAGAAGCGGCACCCGGTAAATTGAGCCGCTTTCGAAAGGCTGGCTAGGTGGCCGATCCCGTTGGTGCGTATGCCCGAGCGGTCGTCGCTGGCGACGTGGTCGCTAGTCGGCTGGTCCGTCAGGCGTGTACCAGGCACCTGCGCGACATCGAGGAGGCCGGGGCCCGTGGGCTCTTGTGGCGGTTAGACCGGGCCCAGGAGGCGATCGACTTCTTCGCGGAAGTGCTCTACCTACCGGAAAACACCGACGCGGGCGACACGGTTGAAGAGGAAATCGACGCTGCGCCGGCCGCCGAGCCGCGGCCCTTCATCCTGCAGCCCTGGCAGCAGTTCATCGTGGGGTCGCTGTTCGGTTGGTATACGGTCAACGGGTTTCGACGGTTCCGTGAGGCCTACATCGAGACGGCAAAGGGGAGTGGTAAGACCCCCTTGGGCGCCGGGATCATGCTGTATCTCCTGGTGGCCGATGGCCAGAGGGGGGCGCAAGTCTTCCTCGCCGCGGTGTCTCGTGAGCAGGCCGGCATCGCCTGGCGGGACGTCCTGTCGATGGTCGACGCCTCCCCGGAACTGAAGGACCTGTTTCACGACGGGCGCCGGGTGAACATCCTGAGCGTCCCGGAGGACGGGTCGTTCATGCGGCCGGTGTCGTCTGAGAAGCGCGGGTTGGACGGCAAGCGGGTCCACGGGGCGCTGGTGGACGAACTCCACGAACATGCGACGCCGATTGTCGTCAACAAGATGCGCGCCGGCACCAAAGGGCAGAGGAACGCCCTGATCGTCAAGACGACCAATTCAGGATTCGACCGGACGTCGGTGTGCTGGTATCACCACGAGCAGTCTCGGAAGGTGCTCGACGGGACGGTCACGAACGATGCCTGGTTCGCGTTCATCTGCGGGTTGGACCCGTGTGAGGCGTGCGCAACCGCCGGTAAGTGGTTCCCGTCGGATGAGTGCTCGGATTGTGACTCGTGGGAACGCGAGGGGCCGCATTGGCTCAAGGCGAATCCGAATCTCGGGGTGTCGCTTCCGTGGCAATACGTCCGGGAACGGGTGACGCAGGCGGCGTCGATGCCGTCGGAAGTCTCCGACGTGTTGCGGTTCAACTTCTGTGTCTGGACGCTGGCCATCTCGAGGGCGATTGATATGGGCCGGTGGCACTCCTGCCAGCCGATGCCGTCGGACGAAGAACTCGTCGGGGTCGATTGCTTCGGGTGCTTGGACGTGGGGGAGACGGACGACTTCACGGCCTGGGGGCGATTGTGGCTGTTTGACGATGGCCGGGTCGTGGTGAAGTTCCGTTACTGGATTCCGAGTATCGCCCTAGAGCGGTATCCGAACCGGCCCTATGACGAGTGGAAGCGGACGAAGCTCCTGGACGTAACCGACGGAGACGCGACGGATTACAGCCTCGTCCGCGAGTCGATTCTCAAGGATTGCCACGCGGAAGGGATCCGCTCGGTCTACTTCGACCCGCGGGCGGCCCGTGAGACGGCACAGCTCCTGATGGCTGAAGGGATCGATATGGTCCCTATCCCTGGCGGGTTTGCCCTCGCCGAAGCGATCAAGCGATGGAAGGCCCTGATCGTCAGTGGCCATCTCTGCCACGGGGACGAGAAGATCCTCTCGTGGATGGCCTCGAATACCGTGCTTCTCAAGGGGGCCAAGGGCGAGGAACGGCTGGCCAAGGAACGGTCACCGGAGAAGATCGACGGCATTGCGGCGCTGGTCACCGGCATCGAGGGGGCGATTGTGCGGCGTGAGCGGAAACCGGAACCGCAGTATCAATTTATGGTGCTTGGGGCATGATGCAAGATAAAGCGCAGCGCGGGCGGCCACGGTCGAAAGATCCCTCATCCCCTGTCTCGACACGGGTGCCCGAGGCTTACCACGATCGGATTATCCAACTGGCCGCCAAGCATGATGTCTCGGTATCTCGGATGGTGAAGACGCTGCTCGTCCTGCAGTTGCGGAAGGAATAAAACCGCTTGCGTGTGCGGCTACAGTAAGGTATAAAAAGCGGGACCGAAGAGTGTATGGTGCACCCTTCGGCCCCTAACCTCGACTAGACGTCCAAGGAACGTCTCATCATGGCTGCACGTAAAAATACCACTCCCGACTCCGAAATCACCGACATTCTGAAAGTTTCTACGGGTGCCTTCGAGTGCTGCATCGTGGGCACGAGTCCGCTTGTGCTCAATCGCATGAGCGAGAAGGCGAAGCATGAACTCCTCATGCCCAAGGGTCGCAAGAACGCCGTGGAGCGGGCGACCTCACTGAAGCATGTTCCGGTCGATGAGTATCGCGCGTCAGCCTACACGCTGAAGGACACGTCACGGCCGACGCTGTTGGCGTTGATGTCCACGGCGTTCAAGGGGGCGCTGCGGAGCGCGGCGCTCGACATGCCGGGCGCGAAGAAGGCCCAGATCGGTCGGCTCACTTACATCGAAGGCGAATACGTCGGGATCTACGGGGTGCCGAAGTTGTTTATGTCCATCGTGCGGTCAGCGGATATGAACAAGACGCCTGATGTCCGGACACGCGCGATCGTGCCGGAGTGGGCCTGCCAGTTGCGCGTGACGTTCGTGCAGCCGTTGATTCGAGCGCAGGCGGTGGCCAATCTACTCGCGGCGGCCGGTATTACGATTGGCGTCGGCGACGGGCGACCGGAAAAGGGGGCGATGAGTTACGGCCAGTTCCGCATTGCCGACAAGGATGATCCGGAGTTCAAGCGCATCCTGAAGGAAGGCGCTCGGAAGGCGCAGCAGGCGGCGCTGGATTCTCCCGTGTGCTACGACGACGAGACGACGGAACTCCTGTCCTGGTTCGATCACGAGCGGTCTCAGAGGGCGCTGAAAGGAGTGGCCTGATGAAACTGACGCAGGCGCAACTCGCGCACATCAAGGGCCTGGAGAATCGTAAGGGCCAGATCACGGCGCGGCGAGTGCTGGAGGACGCGAAGCAGAAGCGGAGTCCCTTGCATTCGCTGTTCAACTGGGATCTCGCGCATGCGGCCGAGCGATGGTGGCTGCACCGGGCGCGGATGATCATCGGCGCGGTGACAATCCAGGTGACGCACAGTGACACGGTCATCAAGTCGCCATGCTACGTCGTCGATACGTCGGTGAAGGGCCAAGGGTATCGGAGCGTCGTGTCGATGAAGACGGACACAAGCTCGGCCCGTGAGTCGCTAATCTACACGTTGGAGGTGGCCGCTGGCCACCTTCGGCGTGCGTATGACTTGGCGGCGCCGTTGGGGCTCTCGCAGGACATTGATGCGTTGCTCGCGCAGATTGCAGGCGTGGCGCGCGTTGCGCGGAAGAAAGCGGCGTAGCACAAGGCGAGCCTAGTTCGGGTTGGACCGGATTGGGCAAGGCACGGCAGTCACGGATTGTCCGGGCGCGGTTGGCAAGGCCGGGCAAGACTTGGCGGGATGAGGCAGGCACGGCTAGCTGGCGATGGGCTGGGCTTGGCTAGACACAACGCGGCAGGTAAGGCGTGGCGCGGCGCGGCGCGGTTCGACGAGTTCGGGCTGGGCCGGACTTGGCAGGCGGGACGAGGCTGGGTGAGTCCTGGAGTGTTCTGGTAAGACGCGTCCAGATGCGGCTAGGCAGGCGTTACTGGGCACGCCTGGGCGCGGTATGGCGCGACGAGGTTAGGTGAGGCAGGCGAGGCACGGCACGACAGGGCACGTCCCGGCGGGGCATGTCGCGTCCCGGCGAGACGCAACTGGGCAGGCGTGGCCTGTATCGGAGTGGCGGGTCAGTGCTTGGCAAGGCAGGCGCGGAAGGGTGGGCGCATCTAGGCCGGGCAAGTCGTGACATGGTTTGGCAGACAGGGGAAGGCCTGGCGAGGTGCGGTGCGTCGAGTCCGGGCGAGACTTGGCAGGCGGGGCGTGGCACGGATTGACGAGGCGGGGCGGAACTAGGCTGGGCGTGACGCGGCCAGGCTGTCTAGTCAGCGCAAGGCGTGGAGGACTTGGCAGGCGGGGCGAGGTTTGGTGGTCAAGACCGGGCAACGGCGGGGCTCGACGTGGTTGGACAAGGCAGGCGAGGCATGCTGAGGCCGGGCGCGGTGGGCACGTCCTGCCATGGCAAGGCAGGCAAGTCAAGAGCGGGTGAGCAGCGATGTTCATCCGCTCTTTTCCGTATTGAATAAATAGATATTCCTATCTTCGGCCTGAGCATGGGACTTGACCCGTGCTCAACAGAGGCTATACCACCCTAGAAGTCAAAACGATCGATGAGGACGAGCGCCTTATCGAAGGCATAGCGTCGACTCCAGAAGTGGACCGCGCGGGCGACGTCGTTGTGCCTGAAGGCGCCGTCTTCAAGATGCCTATGCCGCTGCTGTGGCAACACAACGCGGACCAGCCGATCGGCACCATTCTCAGTGCCACCGTCACGAAATCCGGTATTCGAATCAAGGCGCAGATCGCGAAGGACATCGGCCTCCCTGAAATTGAGAGAGCGTGGCGATTAATTAAGGCCGGGCTCGTGCGCGGATTCAGTATCGGGTTCAAGAGCCTAGAAGCTGAACCGATCAACTCAAAGGACCCGTGGGGCGGCCAGCGGTTCCTGAAATGGATGTGGCTCGAGACGAGCGCCGTCACGATTGCTGCAAACGCATCGGCCGCGATTCACACAATTAAACAAGCCGACATCGAACAGCGCGCCCTGTCGGGCACTGATGCTGCTCGTGTCTCTCGCTCATACCCGCCTACTGCCGTGGGCTCCAAGTCGAAAAAGGAGTCGCCAATGGCGACAGCATCAGAACAATTGACGTCGGCATTGGCCGAGCTCAAGACGAAGTCCGACCGACTCACGCACCTGAATGACCTCGAAGGCGCCGACGGCAATCTCGAGGACGCACAGGAGCAGGAAGCGACCCAGTTGGCCGGACAGGTCAAGGCCTTGTCCGGAAAGATCGACCGGCTGAAGGCGATGGAAATGGCCCTGGCCGCGCAGGCACGGCCGGCCATCGTCAAGCAGGCCACGGGTGATGTCCGCGACGTGCACACCCCGCACATCGAAATGGGCAAGGCACCGGAACAGCAGTTGCCGCCCGGCATCGAACTCGCGAAGTATCTGATTTGCCGCGCGGCGGCGCTCCGCATGGGCGTCTCGGCGCTGGACCTGGCGAAGCATTACTACCCCGGCCTGACGCGCATTCAGACGATGCTGAAGGAAGTCGTGCCGGCAGGGAGCACGCTCGACTCGACGTGGGCGGGACCGCTCGTCTACCCGACGAACCTCGTGAGCGAGTTCATCGAGTTCCTGCGACCGCAGACCATCATCGGCCGCATCGACGGGATGACCCGCGTGTCCTTCAATTCTCGCATCGGCGGAGAAACGTCGGGCGGGGCGGGCTACTGGGTCGGGCAGGGCAAGGCGAAGCCGCTCACCAAGGGCGACTACAACGAGACGACCATCCCGTTCACGAAGGTCGCGAACATCGCGGTCCTGACGGACGAGCTGGTGCGGTTCTCGAGCCCCTCGGCGGAAGCGCGGGTCCGGAGCTTGCTCGTGCGGGCGCTTCAGGAACGGCTCGACATCGACTTCATCGATCCCGCGAAGACGGCGTCGGCGGGTGTCTCCCCGGCCTCGATCACGAACGGCATCGCGAACCTGAACGCCTCGGGCGTGACGCTCGACGCGGTCGATGTGGACGTGCAAGCCCTGATGAACTCGTTCATCTCGGCGCACATCATGCCGACGCACTGGATCATGCCGAACTCAGTCGCGCTGGCGCTCTCGCTCATGCGGACGTCGCTCGGGGCCTATGCCTTCCCGACGATCAACATGAACGGCGGCACGTTCTACGGGCTTCCGGTCGTGACGTCGCAGTATGCGATTCTCGGCACGCCCGCGAACAACCTCATCGTGCTCCTGTCGGCGCCGGAGATTTTCCTGGCGGACGATGGCGGGTTCTCGATGGAGATGAGCCGCGAGGCCTCGCTCGAGATGGACGACGCGCCAACGATGGATGCTGGCTCGCTGGGCTCACCGGCGGGTGCCACGGGCTCAACGGTCGTCTCGATGTTCCAGACCAACAGCGTCGCGCTCCGCTGCGAGCGCTACATCTACTGGACGCGTCGGCGCAATGCTGGCGTCGCCTGGATGGATGACGTGCAGTGGTCCGCAGGCACCGCATAGGAGCCTGACGGCGTAACTCTGGCGCGCACTCGTCGGGCATAACCGGCGGGTGCGCGTTTCTGTATGTGAGGGTGGATGTTCAACGGGATATGGCTGGTCGCGTCTGAGGATCTGACCCAGGCCGAGACGCATGTGCGCGACGTCGAGGCCGGCGAACGGTTTGAGATGGCCCGTATTCACTCGGGTGCGCTGCTCGCACAGGGCCGCGCCACGGTCGCGCCGAAGATCCCACCGGAACCCACTCCAGACCCTCCCACTCCACGTCGGCGGCGTCCGCGCAAGATCACGACCGCCACGATCGACGCCGAGACCCCGTCGGCCCCTGAGCCGTCGCGCACCTATCAGCGTCGCGATCTGGAGCCGGAACCGTGAGTCAGACCGGAGTCGTTGGCGCGGTGCCTCAGTGGGAGCGAGCGGAGCGAGACTTCGGGCCGCTTGGCTCGGCCCTGCTCTGGCTGTGTGTCTGTGCCTTTTCAGGCGTGGCCGCGATCACGGCCGGGGTGTTCATCTTGGCTGGCGTGGGGTGGGCGCTGATTGCCGTTGGCGTGTTCCTCTTCGCGGTCGCAGGGTTGATCCGGACAGGTATCGTGAATGGCTAACGTCTCGCTCGTGCGGGCAATGACGACGGCATTGACGGTCAAGGCTCCAGTGGCCGCCATGAGCCCCACGAACAGTGCCGGCCTGATGTCTGGGGTGACCGGTTCTAGCGGCTGGTATCCGATCGTCCGCGAAGGCTTCCCTGGGGCGTGGCAGTCCAACATCGAGACGCCACTCTGTGACGTCCTGAGTCATCCGACCGTCTTCGCGTGCATCACGCTGATTGCCGGTGACATTGCCAAGATGCGCCTCCAGTTGGTGCGCGAGGAAGAGAACGACGTCTGGGCACCGACCGACAGCGGGGCCTTTTCGCCCGTTCTGCGTGAACCGAACCACTACCAGGCGCCGTTTCAGTTCTTCGAGCAGTGGATGCTGTCGAAGCTCATCCACGGCAACACGTTTGTCCTGAAGCGTCGCGATAATCGCGGCGTGGTCGATGCGCTGTATGTGCTCGATCCGACACGCGTGCGCCCGTTGATTGCTCCGGATGGCAGCGTGTTCTATGAACTGAACACGAATGACTTGGCGCCGATCAGCGAAGGCGTCGTCGTGCCGGCGCGGGAGATGATCCACGATCGGTTCAACTGCTTTTATCACCCGCTGGTCGGAATCTCGCCGCTCTATGCCTGCGGGATCGCGGCCATGCTCGGGATGAAGATCCAGACGAACTCGGCGCACTTCTTCGGCAACGGGTCACAGCCCGGGGGCATCCTGACGGCACCCGGGGCCATCAGTGAACCGACGGCCGCTCGACTCAAAGAGAACTGGGAAAAGAACTTCGGCGGGCAGAACCGCGGCCGCGTGGCGGTGGTGGGCGACGGCCTGAAATACGAAGCGATGGCCGAGTCGGCGGACAAATCCCAACTGAATGAACAGTGGGACTCCGCCTCCCAAGCGATCGCCGTGGCGTTTCATGTGCCGTGGTATCTCGTCGGCGGCCCGATGCCGCCCTATAACAACATCCAGGCGCTCAACGTCCAGTATTACACCCAGTGCTTGCAGCCGTTGACGACGGCGCTCGAGCAGGTCATGGATACCGGCCTCGGGCTGAGCCCGGACAAGATCAACGGCGTCCGTCTCGGGACGCAGTTCAACATCAACGACCTCCTGTGGATGGACTCGGCGACGATGATGGCCGTCATCGCGCAGGGCATCGGGGCCGGGGTGCTGTCGCCGAATGACGGCCGGGCCAGAATCAACCTCGGGCCGGTCAAGGGTGGCGATACGCCCTACCTGCAGCAGCAGAACTTTAGCCTTGAGGATCTGGCCGAGCGGTCGAAGAATCCGATCCTCACGCCTCAACCGGCGCCACCTGCCGCGGAGTCCGACGACATGCCGGACGACATGAGCGAAGCGGCCTTCCTGGTGAGCCTGCGTAAAGAATTGGAGCTCCACGCGTGAAGCCTTCCGATCTGGCGATGATCACGCGCGTGATGGGGCCGGTGGTGCGGGAGTTCACGGCCAAGGCGGTCACGGAAGCCGTGGCGGCCGTCAATGAACAGCACGCCGAGAGATATGCCGCCTTCGAACTGCGGATTCTGGAACTGGAAACGCGGCCACCTGTCGAGGGTCCGGCTGGCCTTCCGGGTCAGAAGGGCGAGACAGGGTCCGGGATCGCGTCCCTCATGGTCAGCGCGGAGGGTCGGTTGGTGGCGCACTTGACGGATGGTCGGAGCCTTGACGCTGGCCCGGTGCCGAAGGGTGAAGACGGCGCGCAGGGTATGTCGATCATGGGGCCTCAAGGGGCACCCGGTAAGGATGCGCCTGAGCCTGACATGGACGCGATCGTGACGCGCGTTCTGGCGTTGGTGCCACAACCGGAGCGCGGCGAGAAGGGCGAGCGCGGAGAGCCAGGACTACATGGCAAGGACGGTGACACTGGACTGCAAGGTGATCCAGGTAAGGACGCTACTCCGCCTGACGTGGATGCCATCGTGACGCGGGTTCTAGCGTTAGTGCCTCCTCCGGTTAAGGGCGAGAAGGGCGAGCCTGGTCAGGATGGCCGCGCCGGAAAAGACGTCGACATGAAACTTCTGCACGAGTTCATTCGAGGGCTCGTCACGAAGTCGTTCGACGCGCTTCCGCGTGTGACTGATGGTAGGAACGGCGAGAACGGCACGAGCGTCACGGTTGAGGATGTGGCACCTCTGATCGTGCGTGAGATTGAGCAGCGCATATCTGCTATTCCTGTAGCCAAGGACGGACTCGGATTCACTGGTGCCGTGGTCAACCAAGAAGGCCATCTCGTGTTGACGCTGTCGAACGGTGAACAGCAGAACGTCGGGCCAGTGGTCGGCAAGAGTGGATCGCCTGGTCGAGACGGCAAGGACGCCATCGGCACCCCTGGGATCGACGGCGTGGATGGACTCGGCTTCGATGACATCCAGGTGGCGCACGACGGCGAACGGTCCTTCGAGATCAAGTTCGTGCGAGGGGATCGGGTGAAGTCGTGCGGCACGTTCACGATTCCCGCGCAGATCGATCGCGGCGTCTATCAGGCTGGCAAGACATACGAGCGCGGCGACGGGGCGACATGGGACGGGCACTTCTGGATCGCCCAGACGAAGACGCACGAGCAGCCCGGGGAAGGCTCCTCTGCGTGGCGCTTGGCCGTTCGTAGGGGCAAGCAAGGCCGCGAAGGCAAGAAGGGCGACACCGGAGCGGATGGCCGCGACCTGACGCAGATGGATCCGCAAACGGGGCGGAAATGGTAAAGCGCCCGCAAGTGTTCGCCTCGGTGCCTCGGCTCTTAGAGGGTGGGACGGTGCTCGTGATGGGCTCGGGGCCGTCCCTCAATCAGTCCGACGTGGACCTCGCGCGCGCGCATGTCTCGGCCGTGATCGCGGTGAACGACAGTTACAAGTTGGCTCCAGATGCGGACGTGCTCTATGCGGCGGACGCCCGCTGGTGGGGCTGGCATAAAGGCGGACAGACGCCACACATAGTTGGCAACGTGAAGTATCCGGCTTTTACGGGTCGGCGGATGTATGCCCTCAGTCATATCGGGAGTTATCCCTGGGTTGAAGTGCTGAGGCGCGGACCGCAGACGGGTCTGTCACTGGACCCGGCGCGCGTGGCGCTCGGCCTGAACGGGTCGTATCAGGCCATCAACGTCGCGGTGCATCTCGGGGCCTCGCGGGTGCTCTTGCTCGGTGTGGACATGCAAGGCGGGCACTTCTTCGGGCGGCACCCGAACAACTCAGGGCCTCCGTTCTCCATGTGCCTGCAGCGCTTCGAGACGCTGGTGGTGCCGCTCAAGCAGTCGGGCGTCGAGGTGCTCAACTGCAGCCGGAAGACAGCGCTCAAGGCGTTTCCTCGCGTGCCGCTCGAAGAGGCGCTCGGCATTCGGGAAGAGATTGCGGTATGAGGATCCCCCTCGCCACGGTCGCGGACCCCTTACAGGTGGAGCGCGTGCGCTCGCTGCTCGACGGCCGTCCGTGTGTCGTCGTGGGTTCGGCGCCGCTCAAGGCGTCCGCCGCTGACGTGGACGAGTCCGAAGTCGTCATCGCGGTCAATGGCGGCATCTCCAGCGTAGCGCGCGCCGTGGACCTCTGGGTCGTGGCGAGTCGCTCCGTGGACAAACCCGGAAGCGGGAAGATCAAGCCGCTCCATCGCGCGATGCTCCAGCAGGCCAAGGGCAAGACGGCCGGGCATGTGTTGATGCTCAGAGGCCCGAAGGAGGCCAGCGAGCAGGACACCCTGGCGGCGTTGGCGCAGCTCCATGTGTGCTATCGGACGTGGTCGGTGCTCGACAAGCCGACGAAGCTGTGGATGGAGAAGTCGACCTGTGCCCGCATGGAACGGGAGCCGTGCTCGTCGGGCATCCTGGCGACGGCGATCGCGCTCTGGTGTGGCGCGGAGTCGGTGCGTCTCGTGGGGTTCTCGCTGAAGCCGGGCTATCAATACATCACGAATCAGCCACCGCAGAACTGGTGGCGCAATCACGTCGCGGCGGATCGGCGGGCGCTCAAGGCGCTCAGCGCGCGCTATGGGGCGACGTTGTCGGGGTCGATTCTTGAGGCGGTGGCGGCGTGAGGTATAGCCACGAGATGCCGCGTGCCTATCCTTCGGATCTGGGTGCGTTCAAGTCCATCGGCTATTTGGGCAGGCGTCAGAGGGACATCGCCTTGCCAACTGTCGATGAGGATGGCATCGGGGTACTCGATCGATACGAACCGAGTCACATTCTGCTGAAGTTCATCAATCGCCTGCGTGAAATACGCGCTGCATGCTTCTTGCTTCGTGAACTCCGCGACCTGTGCCGCCTCTTGTATGTCCCAGTCGTTCGAGCAGTAGATCGGATGTCCGTCAAATGTGGTTCCGCGGTGAGTGTATTCTTCGTATCGACACGACGGCTCTTGTCGGTCACTGTCGCGACGAATGTGCCACCACGTTTTATCCATGACCGGCACCAGATAGCGATGCGGAAGAGTCTTCGGGAATATCCGATGTTCGATCGTGCCATTTGGCAAGACAAATACGTATCGATGTTCCATGTGGTGATGATACACCCATGAAGTCCGTCATCTTCCTCGGCAAGCGGAAAGCGGCGGGCTCGCCCACGAAACAGTGGCCCGGGGCGACGCTCTGGGGCACGACGCACTCGAACCAGAAGTATGCCAAGCGGTATGGCACCGTGGATGACTGGGACGCGTGGTGGGACTTGCACCCCTTTGAGCGCAGTGAGTCCTACGAGGGCATCAAGCGCAAGCGGGCCGCGACGTATCGGTGGTATCAGACCTTACCCGGGCCGGACCGGCCTGGGTATCGGCCGCTCTGGCTCGCGGAACTTGATCCGACGATTCCGGCCGGGGTGCTGTTCCCCAAGGAGCGCGTCCTGGACGCCTTCAAGATTCCCGGCGAGGGGCATGGCTGGTTTACCTGCCAAGTCGATCTGATGATGGCCTACGCCATCCTCGAAGGCTACGAGCACATCATCCTGCATGGGCACGGCGTGAGCCGCGAGCAGCAACACATGATCGCGCACGTCGGGGTTGTCTACTGGATCGCGATGGCCCGTGAGCGCGGCATCAAGGTCACCGTCGTTCCGCCGTCCTGGTATATCGCGCCGAAGCATCCGTATGGCGTCTCGACGTCCGGCCCGTGGGGGTTGCGCCCATGAGCGTAGTGATACAGCCGAAGCCGACGACAAAGAAGCCTGAGTTCTCGCCTCCTGGTCAGTTTGCGCCGCTGCCAGGTCAGGTTCAACGCGCTTACCGGATCCTGCATGAAACCTTGCCTGTAATTAGCAGTCATGACGAAGCGGTGAACCATCTCTATTACGTCGACTCGAACAACGACCTGACGCGGCTCCACTCTATCGCTGCGGCACTCTACATACTGCGCGAGGCTGAGAAGTGAGCAAGTGGCACGCGAGCGACTACGTGATGTTCACGCTGATGATTGCGTTGTTTGTCCTGTTTACCGTGGGACTGTTCTTCGGCGATCCGTTTGAGTTGTTGCGATGACTAAGTGGCACGCGCAGTCCAAAGAGGACCGGGCGGCGGCGCGCATCTTCCGCGCGATTGGGACCACGAACAAGATCGCGGTCGAGTTTGGCGCGGCCGATGGGTTTCGCAAGTCGAATACCGCCTACTTCAGGGCGCGGGGCTGGCGGGTGCATCTGTTTGACGTGGAACCCTTGGACGCCATCGTGCGGCAGGCGGACATCACGGCCGAGAACGTCAATCAGGTGTTTCGCAGCGCGGGCATCCCGAAAGAGTTCGACCTGTTGTCGATTGACATCGACGGCAATGACTTGTGGGTGTGGAAGGCCCTCACGTCTCGGCCGCGCGTGGTGATCATCGAATACAACCCGAAGTGGAGCGCCTCGAAGTCGCGGACGGTGCCCTACGACCCTGACCGCCGATGGGACGGCACGAATTTCTACGGCGCGAGTGCCTTGGCCCTGACCCGCGTCGGACTCGAAAAGGGCTATGACCTCGTGTCGTGGACGCGCTCGAATCTCATCTTCGTGCGCAAGGGCCTGCAGCCGTCGATCAAGCCGTCTGCCGTGAACCGGCCCATCAAGCGCAAGCGGCCGGACCCGGCGCACCGGAAGTGGGCGATTTACCCATGACGCCCGAGCTGCAGATTGTGCGCGACACCCGCGAGGCGGTGACGACCCTCGGCAAGCGGCGCGGCCCGATCATTGTCGGCCCGTGGTTGAGTGAGATTGGCTTCGAGCTGCTCTACTGGATTCCGTTCCTACGGTGGGCGGTCGCCTACGGGAAGATCCACCGGGACGACCTGTGGATTGTCTCGCGCGGGGGATGCCGCTCCTGGTATGCGGACCTCAGCACGAACTATGTCGATGTGTTTCAGTTCTATCCACCGGATCGCTTCCGGCAGAGGAACGAGAAGCGCATGGCCGAGCAGTCGGCGGCGCCGCTCCCGAGTGGCGTGCGGCACGGGCGCCCGTCGACGAAGCAACACATCGTGACGTCGTTCGATCAGGACATCTTGAAGCACGTCACGCAGGCGGCGGGGCTCACGGACTTTCGCCTCCTGCATCCGTCGATGATGTATGCCCTGTTCCGGCCCTTCTGGCGGCGGAAACTGCCCAACCTCTACGGGCAGATGGCCGTCCCGAAACGGTTACACCCGCCGACGCCAGTCCTGGACTTGCCCGCGTCGTATGTGGCGGCGAAGTTTTACAACTCGGCGGCGTGCTCGAAGAACGCCCTCCATACACAGATGGTGAACGACATCGTCCGCGCGGTCACGGCCTCGTCCGATGTGGTCCTCCTGCACAGCGGCACGCAGTATGACGACCACGGCGAGTTTGACATTGCCAATCATCCACGCGTGCATCGGGTGCCGATGGATCCGCTGACGAACCTCGAGACGCAGACGGCCGTCATCGCGCGGGCGCGGTCCTTTATCGGGACGTATGGCGGCTTCGCGTATCTCGCGCCGTTTGTCGGGGTCCGAGCGCGGACGTTCTATGCGCGGCCGAACTTCCGGAAGGATCACCGCCGCGTGATCGACCACGTCTCGACGGCGTTGCGGGCGCCGCTCACCGTCGACCTCATCGGCAGCGGGGCAGGGCATGTCGCGGCCTGACCTCTACGCGCCGGGGTCGTCCTACCACGTCGCACGACGGTGGACGCATCCGCATTCGCTACGGTGCCTGGAGACAGCCTGCGAGGTGCTCGGGATGCCCGCCAGCCTCCTGGACGTGGGCTGTGCCGAAGGCGTGCATGTGGGGTGGGCACTGGCGCATGAAATCGCGTCGATGGGGATTGACCTCGCGGTGCCGGACGGCATCGACGTCCTCGTGC